CTCTCATCATATCAAGATCCTCACATGAATACCCTATAGCACTAGCAAACTCTATAAGCACGTTAAAGGCAGCACATATCACTTGACTACTCATCCTCTGGTCATAATTCTTGTAATCTCCAGCGACGATTCTGTCCCCACCATATTTCGATATTATCAACATCAACGCGTGCCATTCTGGACCTTCAGCATTACATCCGACCGCTAATTCATATACATCCGGCTTAGTTATCAGTTCAGTCACTATTGGCAAGAAATATTTCCTCAATGCAATTGTCAAATTGAGATTCGAACACTGGAACGTTCTCGTCACCGTTTTCGTTCTCTTAACTGGCTCGTCCTTCAATGATTGATGGAAAATCTCATACGATCGTTTATTCTCAGACCACGCTCTTTCACTCACAGTATAATCATCTAATAGGGCTGGTGTTATCTCTAATGGTTCACCACTTTCAGCACCAAATAATTTTGCCTTTGATTGGAAATATGGAAATCCTGCTGATGTTTTCTTATTCATCGGTTCCAATCCACGAACGCCTTCAGCCCCATTTAGAATCTGATCAAGTGTTAACGTTTGTAAATCGCTACGTGTTCTCATAGTATCTAGTGTTCCATCCAGGTAGTCCTTTGTCGCTCGTTCCAGTAATGCTTGTGGAAAACCCACATTGCTTGCGGTCGTATTCATAATGCAAGCGTGATGATGTTGCCACGTTGGTACGTTTGGTGGGGGACCCACTTTAGGTTCGACTTTAAACACCTCATTGATGGTATCATGGATGAGTGTCTTATGTACTGAATGCTTGAACTTGACCACAGGGGTGTTGATCGTGCCATAATACTCGAAGGAAGTGTCTTTATCTAAATACATGAGTGGGGACTTATGAGACGGTTGAGACTGGAGCTCAAAACTCTTGACTCTATTCAAATTCATTGTCCCAGCATCAGTAGGTTGTAGTCTAGCACATTGATCTTTATATAAAAACTTCTCTGCTTGGACGACATCCCTAGCACTAATCATATGTGAGACACCAAACTTATCC